GTGTCGTGGGTTCGAGTACCTCACTCACCATTTTGAAGAAAATAAGGAATGCTGGGCTGAAACCTCATCATCTAAGGAGTTAATCGTTACTGTGAACAAACAGGCTTATATGTGAAAAAATAAAAATAACTTGTTAGTTAAGAAAAATGTTGCATATTTGTAAAATAATTAAAAGATAAAAAGAAATGATAAAAACAAAAACAGATTTAATATATGCAGTTGCTGATAAAATTCGAACAGATTACGGTTATCTATCTTATGAACCATCTACACTTGAAAAATTCATAACAAATTGTCCACTAGACGCTACGGTTGATACAATTGCTGATTATTTCCAAGATTATTGTCTAGCACAAGGACTATGTGATGTTCAAGAATAAAAGTATAAAAAAAGGTTTTTTACACTCTAAACAAATAGGTAACGCAATAGTTAAAGTCACTATATAATAAAATTAACAATAACATTAAAAATGGGAACAAGAGGAGCGTGTGGTTTTATACAAGAAAAAAAAGCTAAAATGATATATAATCAATTTGATTCATATCCTAGTGGTTTAGGTGGGGATATGGTTAAAACTATTATTAAGGTAAATAGAGAAGATGGTTGGGATAAATTTAAAAGTGCGGCATACAAAATGAAGCAATTAAATAGAGAAAATATTACTGATGAACTTATTGAAAAATATTCTAAATATACAAATTTAGGTGCATATGAGCAAATTGCGACTGGTTTATTGAAGGACGTTCAAGGTTCAAAATTTTTAGACGAGATGTATAGCGGAGATTTAGAGCATAGCAATTTTGATAATACTTTTATTAAAGAATCGCTATTTTGTGGGTATGTGTATCTTATTAATTTGGACACCATGATGTTAGAATTTTATAGTGGATTTCAAAAAACTGCACAATTAAATAATCCTTTTGGTGAAGTTGATAATGGTGAAGGATATTATCCTTGTAAATTAGTTGGGATTTTTCCTTTATCTGAAGTTAATGAGGGTACAGTTAACGAGATGGATATTATACTAGAACAAGAAGAGAATGAAGTATGGAATGAAAACGTTAGAAGTTATCTTTTATCAACTATCAGGAAAGATAAATTAGAGCAATTAAAGCAATTAAATTAATTTTTTGTAAATTCTATGGTTGGCTTCTCCTTCATTGTTTTCTATTACTGTGGTAGAAGTCAATATATTATTAATTGCGTCAGTATTATAATATATGAAATTTTTATTATCCATATCCCAAAAAATAGCTTTACTTGTTTCTAAGTAATAATGTTCAACGTATGTTATGTCTTTATATTCCATACATTATATATAAAACATTCCAATCCATTTTAATCAGACATATTAGATATAAAAGATATTAGAAAAGAAAAATTAGAAAAAATAATGCTATGAAAGAAGAATTAGAAAAATTACAAGCAATAATCAATGAAATAGAATTACTAACAGTAATAACTAAAAGGTTTGGTACTGAAAATGTCAACAAAATGCTAATTCAGAAAAAAATAGAAGATGGAATTATTGAGAATTTTCATAATGCAGAATTATATCAATTAGATATGATGAAAAATAATTATAGATTTCAATATTATGAAGAAGATGTAGTTAATAAACTTGTAGATAAAGCAATAATTAAAAATACTAGATTGAAAAAATTAGAACAATTAAGCAGATGATAGATTATTCAGACAAAGAAAAATAAAAAATAAAATGACAAAATTAGAAAACGTAAAAATATTACCTTGTCCGTTTTGTGATAGTGTATCTAAAATAAAAGAAACTTTTAGCGGTGATTACAATTATAATAAAAAGTATTATGATAATGATACGTAGGTAGTTAAACCTCCTTAAAAACTAAATTAATACACAGAATTACAATTAAATAAATAAAATTTTAAAAAATAAGGAGAAAAATATGAAAACTTTTTTCTTGCACAGCCTGCTTTTATACCTTTCATACCTACAATGTCAATTCTAACGCCACAAGCAAGCTGGTATTCTCATTATCAACTAATAAGAATGAATCAAAAACGAACACTTCGACTTCAGTTTTACCATCAGGAATTTGTAAAGAATTAAAATATTTCTTTGGAAATGTTATTGATAATCCATCTTCTTCAATTTCACATACTGTTAATTCCCAGGCATTTTCAGCAATTGTTAAAGTCTTATTCTTTATATTTAAATACAAAATATCATTATCTACTTCAATCTTAGACATTTTTTTAATTTTATCAAAAACATCTTTAGGTAAAACAAATTTAAAATCAGCTTTATTTTTATCTATTGCATCTTTAATTTGCTCAATATCAATATTTAATGTTGCACCTCTTGGATCTCCACCAATATTATTTAACTTTAAAAATTTATTCTTAATAAAAAACGTATCGGCATACTCAGCATCATTCATCACAAATTTACAATCAAGTTTCTCTTGATAATCTAGAAAATTTCTAACATTAGAATCAAATTTTTTACCATTTGGAATAATAAATTTCATTTGAGTTGTTAGTTCTTCTTTAAATGTAAACAATTCATCTGTTTTTATAATAAAAGATTTAAATGCGTTCACATTTTTTTTCTCACCAACTAAGGAATACATTAGTATATTATCATTATCTACTTTCAATAGAACTTCTTCATCTATACTAACTAAATCCTTTATCTTATCTAAGAAATTCTTCAATTGTTCGTTAGTCATAGTAAACAAATGATTTACTGTTTCAGTTTTTGCCATTCAAAAAATTGTTTTAATTTATATAGAACTACTAGACTATTTAGTTTTAAATAATTAGTTAAAAGGACCATTTCTTGAAATTGGAACATTTCTTGAAAATGGTGACATCTTGCTTGGATTTAAACTTTTTTTACCATAAACTTGTTGTCTAATTGATGCAAACTCAGCAATTTGACTAGATGATGTTTCCGCTGCAAATTTCTCCACAAATTGTAAAATATCTCCATCCAATTCAGTACTAATATACATATCTACCAAATTTTTAAATCCAACATTATCATAAGCTGTTGACAATAAAACATTTGTCATAACACAATCATCGTTACCTGACTCAGCTCTATATGTCACATTACCACCTGGAGTTTCTTGCTTACTGAATGTTGATATTTCAGAAACATTAATATCATTATGTATTATCATTTTCTTTTTCTTTATAGCTTGCTGAAATTCTTTATCAACAATCAAATGTTTATCTCTTGATAATTTTATTCCAATTTTAGATATTTTATCTTCTTTTCTATGTTTATACCTAAGGAATACAGCATTATAAAAATCATTATCACCTTCAAAAACGTGAGGCAAATGACTCATAAATTCTCCTCCATATGTATTATATTCTAAAACTACTTTAAGTTTTTCAGGATCTAAAAATTCAAAACCAAATAAATAAAAAATGTGAGCAACCTCTCTGATAGAGTAAATATTATTTCTGTACATAGCCACTTGTTCAAGCTTGAATAAATCATATATACTATCTAACATATCTCTATCTCGCTCTATTTCTTTCTTATCTTTAATCATTAATCTGAAAAAATTAAGAATACTATAATCTTGTGCTAAACCTTCTGCTAAATCTATTGAAGCCATCATATAATAATTTTTAGCTTTAGCTATATCAAATAAATTTATATCATCAACAATTTTTAAAGATTCATATGGTATATTTAATCTAGATTCTAATCTTGGTATTGGGATATGATTAAAAGGAATAACTTTATTTTTAATAGAATCCATAGTTATTCTATCGAATAGTAGTTTGTCGCCTACAATAAAATGTAAATCGTATTCTTGTTTGAATTTTTCTTCGCCACCAATAAGTTTAATTTCTTCTTCTTGCCAATTTGTGATAATTGCTAATTCTGGAATAGGAATACCAAAAACTCTTATTTTTCTAATAGTTCCTATGTGTGTAGATTTTTCATCTGGATCATATTTAACACAATCAATTATATCTTCACCTTTTTTCTTTTTATAAAACCTTACTCCCTGTGCTCTCATTTCTCTTAAAACCCCAGATTTAGTAAATCCAAATTTTTTAAGTTTAATAGGCATCAATTGAATTTGTGTATCACGTCTACCATCAACTTGCCACCATAAAACTCTTAGTGCAGTATATGGGTTTTTTAATGGATCATCAATTTCTTTTTCCGCCCCTACTAACAAATCATGAAACAAATTAAACCCATTGGGTGTAGATGTTATCATAATTTTCGAATTTTCAATAGCTGAAACTACTGGAACAATAGCACCATAATAATCCCTAACATAATTGTCTGGAATATGTGCAAACTCATCTAGATATAGCATATCAATAGTAAAACCAATAGCTGGCTCTTTTGTTCTATTTTCTGATTGAATTCTCGAATTATTTTCAAATGCAACAGATTTTTCATTCCAATTCACTACACCTTTTTTAAGGAAGAAAGGTAACAACCTATAAATATCTTTAATTTTTCGAACAATCTCTTTTACTGTGTTACCTTTATTAGCAACAATCATACAACCTTTATCGTCATTAAATAACACAAAATGCAACATAACAATACTAGCACTCACAGTATTATGTGATAATATGTCGTTGGTATAATATGATGGCTCAGGACCATCAATAGTAAAATCAAACATAGATATTTTACCATATATTTTTTTTACAGATTTAACTTCACTTAACCCACCTTTAGTTAATACATAATCGGACATTTTTAAGTCTTTAACAAATTTAGTGTTATGATTTTCACAATATACAATATGATCATCAGCACATTCTAATTGATTACCATTTTCTAATATTAGTTCATACCTCTGTAGTGGTGTAGTTTTATTTATCTCTGAAATAAGTGGAAACCCATAGTCACTTTTTATACTTTTGTCTACTATAGGCAGAATATCAACAATTTTCTTTAATGGATCATTTTCATCAACATTATAATTTCTCAATTCATATTTCTCAATTATCTGAATTAAAAAAATTATTACATTTTTTATAATTTTTTTCATACAGTATATTTAAATTTTAGGTTACCTGAATCATAAATTCTAAAAATATTTCTATCTATCATAATTTGGTGTTCTGTTTTATTTGCATCAAAGCCTCCTTTGACTAATTTATCTTTTCTAAAATTAAATCTATAATGTCTAACACCATCAACAATATAATAATAATTAGGTGCTGTTTTTGAAATAAATTCAAATCCTAATTGTTCATACAAACCACCATTTGAATGACTTCTATCGGCATAAGTAGTTATTTCTTTTGAATTATAATTATTTTTAAAAAATTTAAATAATTTGCTAGCACCACCTAAAACATTAGTATTTAATTTATTACAAAATCTTAAAAGTTCATATTCATCATCATTAGTTGATTTCTTACCCATTGCAATCCTTCTTTTACCAAAAGTCATTAAACTAACTAAGTCATTTTCAAAAAATAAGCCTAATTTAACCTTACCGCCAATAAATCCTTGAAGGTGATTTTTATTTAAAAAATCTCTAATTAATTTATTATCAACTATTTCTTTTATTTCAGTTTTCCTTGCGCCAATTTTATTGGGGTTTTTACCTAATTTATTTAATATCATTGATTTAACTATGTCTTGCTTATAAATCCAATTATCTTCCCAAATATGAATTAATTGTATTCCTTTAGATTCACATTCTTCTGTTTTATTTAAATGATAATTATTTGGTTTATGTAATTCATTGTGCCAATATAACCCATTAAATTCAAATGCTATTTTTAAGTCAGGCAAATAAATGTCTAATTCTAAAGGTGGTATAATATTTCTTTTATTAATTGAAATTGCTTTTTCATAATTTTCTTTTATGAAATTTTGTAATTGAATTTCATAACCTGATTTTGAAATACCTATTGGGTTACATATAGTACATATTTCAGTTTTATATTTTAATCTGAGATTTAAAAGTGAAAAATTTATATTGTAATAATGTTCTTTTGTACATTTAATATTACAAACACCATCTTTTATTTTTTTAATATCTAAATAATTATATTTTTTTAATAAAGTGGATTTTTGTGTTTTTTTAACCTTATTCATAACTACCAAATTTTGGGTAGATACTTTATATCCATATTTTTTTAAACATGTTTTTTCTAATTTCTTTCTAATTTCTTTATTTTGTATTGGTCTTTTACATTTATATTTCTTTAAATTTGTACTTTCTATTTTTATTTGTTTACAATTATTACATAAATAAATGTTTAAATTTTTCTTATTTTTATTATATGCATAATATGAAATATAATTTTCAGAACCACATTTTTCACAAATTGCTGTAATTTTAGAATGTGAATTAGTAGGTAAATCTTCAACATTAATTTTAATATTATCATTCACAGAACACAGATAACCTTTTTCCCTATATCTATTAATATTCCTACCCACTATATTAATTCTTATTTCCTTTTCTTTAATCATATTAAAAACTTTATTTGTAAACTTAACCAATATATTTATATATATATAAAAATGCAAGTGTAGCATAATGTTAATGCATTTACTTTCCAAGTAAAAGAAAATAGTTCAATTCTATTCACTTTGCTCTAAATATTAAGAAAAATAGTACACTCTAAAAGTACTTTTTCTGCATTCTTTTTGTAATCACTATCCCATATAACTAAAACCTCAAACCCTTCACTCTTAGCAATCCGCAATTTCTCTTTATCCTTGTTCCATATCTCTTGTGCTAATACTTCTTTTCTAAAAGGATGTGGTGTATCATTGCTCTCATATATCGCAGGGTTCGCATGATATTGATCACCATTATACTCAATTATCTTATTATTCTTCTTATCACAAAAATCGTATATCCATACACCACCATTTTTCTTAGGTAATCTTATTTCATTATTTTTAGTTGCAAAAAATATATTTTCTCTATCATTTATGTTATAATCTAACAACAATGAATAGAATAATTCTTGACTTATTTTTGAATATCCCCATTTTAAATTACCATTTTCATTTAGTGATTTTTGCCATTTTTCTTGTCTATCAGTAAAAATTTTTAGTCCTTCTTTTTTACCGTATTTTTTGATGCAAATTTCTTTTGAAAATGTAGATTGCCTATTTTTTAACATTTTTTCTGAATCTTCCTCACTATAACCCTGCTCTAAATAATAATCTATTTTGGTAGTAAAGGTTCTACCAGATAATGCATGTTCAATAAATTCAATTCTATCAGATTCTGAATTATGGTATAAAAAATCCTTTGAAAATGGACTTCGTTCTTTTCGTTCTTTTTCGGTAGTTTTGCTTTTATGATTTGGATTTTTATCTCCTTTAACTTTATCAGAAAACATTTTTCTATATTTTTCTTGTTTCATATGTAATCCTGAACTCTTACTAGTTTGTTTAGAATCTTTTTTCGTAGTTAGTGGTTCATCAGGATACATATTTTTATATTCTTGGCTTGTCATATTATGATGCTTTAAATGCCGACCATAAATTCTACCAACTTTTTCACCACACACTTTACATATAACATAATCATAACCTTCAATCAATTCTTTATTTTCCATATTGATAATCTTTTTATCTATATATAAATAAAGTATGGTCGCCTTCTGACAAATTATGATATTTTTATATATAATCTATATAAAAATAATTTTAGCCTTTCTGAAATCTTCAATTTTCTAACTTGTTCAATTGTACTATAATATACTTCACAGAAAGGAACCTCATATGTTTCTTTTGTTGTCTCGTCAAGCAGTAACACACTGGTATTGAACGAGTTACACTTACCCGTTTGCCTGCTCGCCATCAATATAGAGTATCTATTTTTGGTATAAAGGTTCATAATATCTTTTTGATAATTTCTCAACTTCATATTACCAATAGTACCATCTTCGAGTTTAATTTTACAATATTTTTCAGCAAAATAATTAACAGACATTTTACATTTAACATATTCTTCAAATTCATCTTCAGTCATAGCAAAAGTGACACCCGCTTTTCTAATGCCTCTAATGTTCGAAAACCACAATTTTTCGTGTCTCTTTAATAATTTACCTAAATTTTCTTTTTCTGAAATTTCTTTTACTATTTCACTTGTGAGTATAAACTCATCCAATGCCGCCATAAAAATGTTTATTTTTTATTCGAAAACAAAGTCGATATTATAACCTTTAATGATAAAATTAACATACATAATATCTCTATATGTACCTTCGAATATATCTACTGAAAGTGTGTAACCTAATTGGTCTAATTCCAGCACATAATTAGAAACTTGCGCTCTAATCTTAGATTCTATGGTTGGTATTGATATTCTAGTTTGCCACAAATAAAACTCTAACCCTACACCTATTTCATCACCAATAACATCACTCTGATTAGTGAATAGTAGCATTTCTAATTTTTGTACAATAACTTCAACTTCGTCATCTTCTACTATTCTATTTGCTTCATACTTTGGATGACCTTCATATCTAATCACCAAATCCCTTACATCATTTAATGCCACGATTTTTATTTTATTTTTAAAAACTAGTTTTTAACGGCCAAATCGCTTGACCTCTACACCTTAGAGATTGAATCTCTGATTCCTTATCTGGTGCTACTTTCCTTAATATATTTAAAGAGGCATTCAAATCGGCATTAATTTTTATTCCATCGTTTGAAATAAATAAACCTCTTTTAGTTCTCTTTCCCATATATTTTTCTTTCTTTTCTAATTTTTCTAAATCTAATGCTGAACATTTACTTGTATAACTTTCCTCATTTTGAATAAAATTAATACCTTCCAGTTTAGATTTATATTCAATCATATATATAAAATTATAGTACGGCAAAGAAACAAAATTTTGATTGTTCCATTTTCCGCAAAGGTGGGAAGGTGGAAAGATTTAATTATCACCAAAGTAATTATTTAACATACATTTTCAAGCAACTGAGTATGTGTATCTTACAAAGCCCTAACGAAACTATAGTAAAAATAAATCGATCTGGAAATTTAGGACAACCGTTTAAAGATTTTTTATTTTTCTTCCATTTTGATAGCAACTTAAAATATACGTTTATATTTTTATCAACTAACATTAAAATTTGTTGTGAACTACCAATTGGTAAATTTCTATATGAGTTTTTAGATATTCAATATATAAAAATAAAAACATGGAAAACTACCATTTTAAATATATAAAATTATGGAAGAACAAAATACAGACACAGACAATTTTATATCAATTATGAATTATATAGGCAAGGTAGATGAGGGAGTAGCAATAGACTTATCTTTAAAAATTAGCGATGAAATATACCACTTAATCTATTGGTTTGATAAAGATGACAATTATAAAATGTCAGCAGAAGAAAAATTCTTAAAAAAATATGAAATCAATAATATTTATGAATACAAAAATTATAAAAAATTAGCTTTTTTTATTCATAATTATATAATTAAAGACAAAACTAATCTATTAAAAAGTTATAACATTATTGAGTAATTAATAATTTATTATAATTGTTTTTGTATCATTTGGTTACAAAAAGTAAAATATTATCATTTTCTTACTCAATTTGACATTTTAACTAAGTTTCTTCGCATTTGTACTAGTTCTACTAGTCACCGAATTACTTGCCAACTTTCTAGTACCATTTCCCACATTATTAGCACTTGTACTAGTAACAAGATTATATGACTCTACAATTGGCTTACTATCTTCTTGTTCTACATCTTTAAAAATTATATTAACACTACTGAAACCACCAACTAAATTTGGATCATCATTATAATAAACACCATTTCTATCACTCCAACCACCTCTAAGTATGGCTAACTGGTTTTTTCTTCTATCACTATCTTTATTAATTAAAATATCACCAAGCAAAGGATCTATACCAATTGTTTGTTTATTATTATAAGAAGATCGTTTATAATCAATTAATGTACTTTGTCCCATTGATGTCAAATCACTATCACTTGTGCGTAAATTAGTCTCATATTTCACCCCACCTACATTTTTAATTGCACCATCACTTCTTTGTGATGACACATCACTACTAGACACCGAACTAGGTTTTTTACTCACCCTATTTTTATATGTTGGTATTTTTGTAGCATACGTAGATTCAATCACAGTTCTTCGTTTAGCACCAAAAGTTGCACCTTCTCTATGATAATCTTCATTTGCTTGACTAACAAACTCTATATTAATACTATCTACACCTTCAATTTCATTTTTTAATCCTCTGATAATATCAGCTTTAACTATTCTATCATATCTATCATTATTCGCAAAATAATCAGATAAATAATTGATAATTTGTTCCTTAATATTTTCTTCTGGCTCATTATCAAACCTTCTCAAATAAACATTAGCAACATACATTCTTATATCTGGTGTTAATATAGTTATCTTTGCAGTTATGCTGATTATACCCTGTTTTTTAAGGTATGATATAATTCTAGTTTCTTCATATTCATCCAACTTGAAAGCATCAAAAGGCACATTAAAATAATTTATATCCTCAACAAAATAATTAGTTATTTTTGGGATTAAAAATAAATACATTTCATTAATATTAACTTCATCTAAATCACCATCACTATCAATATCTATCTCTACCATATCTAATGTATTAAAGGCATTAACTTTTGAAAATAAATTTAATTTTTTCAAATGGTAGATAAATTGTTGTGGCGTAGCCAAAACGAAATTACGTGAAACATAAGGAACTACACTTTTTGTGTATTCTAAACTTTCGCCATCAGAAGCAAATGTTATTTCATTCTCAACAAAAACATTAAACAATTCTTGTGAATTCACTACATTGCCATCTGAATCCTGAATATCATCAACAAATTCGAAATCATTAGTTTTCGAATTAGGAATATTACCTATAATACCATCAGTTAAAAGATATTTAACCTCTATCACCGAGCCCAACACTGGAACTACACCATTTACACTATTACCAAAATATATATCTAATCCACCATTAAATCCGGTTCGAGTGAAGCAAGCATTCTCATCTTCTAACATGTCATATAAATGATTACTAATTGTCATATTAACTCCATCTACAAATACTTGATATTCAAAATTGTCTATTGTTTGATTATTATCTATAATTACAGCTATTGATTGGTTTTTATCACCAGTGCCTGTAAATTTTTGAGTCTCATATTTACCTTGGACAATATTTACGAAAAATTGACAACCTGAAGTTAACGGATAAATATTCTTATCTGCACCAACTTTAAGTGTATAAAATAGTGAATTTGTTTTATTTTTTAATGTAGTATCATCAAAAATTACAACTGCACCACCTTCAATTTTTTGTGAAATATTAGTGCCTTGTTTCAATTTAAATTTCAACGAACCTTTAGCAGACATTGCTCTTGATGGATTATGTCCAGAAATCCTTGCCATATTTAATATCATTCTCTTAGTTTTTGATTGCTCGATATCAAATTGTCTAACTACATTTTTAGTATAAAGAACATTCTGTCTAAAAAATTCTTTCATTTGTTGTAAAAGTTGACCATATGGTGAAGACGCATTGAATAATATCCCAGATTTGTTGTAGGTTTCTGATAACCAATTATTAACTTGAATGGTTAAATTAGTAAAATTTAATTCTACATACTCAAAAAGTTTCTCTGTTCGTTTCTTATCAGCCATCACTTAATTTTATTTTTTAATGTATCACCAACAACCTGAACAAGATTGTTTAAATTTTCTTGTTCTACTGTTTCATAATTATCTAAAATTTTAAATTTAAAAATATAAGATGTTTTTCTATATTTTGATATTTCTAAATCAACACTTTGTTCATTACTCAAATTTATAGCAAAACTAAAAAATAATGATTTACAAGGCATTATTTTAATTTTAGGTTCATACTTAAACCCAGTCACTGATAAATCTGACACATCATTCTCACTAAGCCATTCATTAACCAAAACCGCAGGAGACTTAATAAATTCAGATAAGATCTTAATGTTATCTCCAAATTTAGTTTTTTCGAAAACATTTTTTAATTTGGATTTAAATTCTTCCATATCTTCAAAACCTAACCTAACATATTCACAATTAATATCATACAAATAAGTAAAATAGTTTTTTGTTATTTTATATTTATCTTCACTAACAATAAATATCAATTTTGTATAGATAATATTAATATCGTCGTATAATATACTATTCATAAAAACCACTAATTTTAAATCATTAGAATCTTCAATTTTCTCATAAACTGTATCAACTGATACAACTTTTGTTGAGTCAAAACTTTCTTTAATGTTATTCACTAAATCTGAAATTAAAATTTCCATAATTTAAATTATTTTATATGTTATATCATACCTATCTTCAAATAACGACGAATTAGATTCGTCCACTCTAAGTATAGATATTTGTATACCTTTATAATAACTAACAATAGGACTACCAACACATTCAAATCCATATGCCTTCAAATCCACTAACAATTCTATGCCATTTTTTTCTAAAATATCATATGCTCCACTATAATCATCAGTAACACCAGAAACATCACGCAAATATAAATTTTGCACATAAACTGTATCGCCACTACGAAATAAATCCTCAGTAATTATAACTTGAGTAAATCCAGTTTCACACCAAGTAACACCAGTCACAATATCAGTAGTATTGGTATAAATATTCTCATTAGTATAATAACTGTTAACAAAAGTAGAATCTTCAGGTACTGCAACATTATACGATGATACATCTGTAGGTAAATCAACGTTAAAAATATTAGTTTCTGTTATAGTGTTATTATAATTAAAATTCATATTTAAATATAGTCGTTGTCCATATAAAGCAAAATCTGGTTTAACTATAATATCTAGTTTTTGTTTATATCTCAAATCACTATCTAATACAATAGAAACTACACCAGAATCAGTAGATATATTATCATTAATTATATTTAATAACATCTTATTTGTGAATGACATAGCAGAACTATAAGATGCTCCTATATTAGCAAAATTATAGTTATATGCATCTGTAGCTAAAATAGTCTGAATTTCATCATATTCTACACCCACTACATTAAATTTTAATCTAGGATATGTTCCAGCATTATCCACTGAAATTTTAGCCGTAGCAGAATCAATAAATTGATTAGTTTGATATAAAGTTAACAATGCTTCCATATTAGTCATCTTAGAACGTAATTCGTCCATACTGGTCTGAGTATAAATTAAACTCTTCATATCTTGAAGATCCATATTAATTCTCACAAATTCATTAATAATATTAATAAAATTTTCATTAACTCGATAATATTTTTTCATCATTTCATTATACAAATCAAAACCAAACATATTATAAATCGTAGATGGATCATATGTTAGCGGCAAAACATCATTATCAATATTATAATGAATATTCAAATTAAACATATATGATAATCCATCTTGACTACCATTAGTTACTAATTTTTGATAAGGTGTTATTAAATCGTCAAGTGAATCATCATCACTTTCAGGATTATTAAGAAATTCAATACCATATAAATTAGTATATGAATATGTGTTACCTTCATTATCTTCCTCTATTATTTCATAATACCATAATACTGCATTAAAATCAAAATCAGCAGGCGGTTCTTCTTCTATTGATATTGAATTAAACTCATCAAAATTATCTACCTCCATACCAGCTATATGCATCTTATAATAGTGATCTCTATTAAAATCCATATACATACCATCTATCTTATTAGAATTAAAATTACTCAAATTTTCAAAATAATACTCATCACTTAACCCAACATTATTTGTTAACATCATACCATAATAATCACCTTGATATCTTAATTTGTCACCATCTGTACAAAGATATGTATTATCATTAGTATCAAATTGACCAAAGTAAGAACCAGGATAATCTACTGGTGTTGTTCTTATAGGAGAATTTAAACTTTCCGCACCTAATATTTCATTTTGTATTTCTTCTGAAAGTACTGGCATTTCAAGATTTGGATAATAATTTGTTGTTGCTCTTGTCCCAAACAATACTGTTGGTGTTGCACCAACTTGGTGAGGTATATAAGCTGTAATTTCTTGACCTGTTCTTGATGCAGTTTGAATGTTTGATACCTGATTAATTTCACCAACATATTGCACCAATCTATCATAATCTAAATATATGTTTGTGTCTGTAACAGTATCACTACCACCTAACCCTTGAAAAATATGATCAATCCAAATCCAAGTACTTGTACCGGTAATTTGTACTTGACCAATTATATACGTAGTACCTGTACTTAAATCACCAGGAATACTCACTACACCATCACCTATTAATTGTATAGGATCACCAACTTTAAATTTACACTTATCATCAGCAGTAATCTTAGGTGTATTATTACTATTATATTGATAATCTCCAGATTCTAACACTGAGGATATATTATATTGTATTATTTCCCTTTCTTTCCATAAATATTTTCTAAAATAATCTACATTAATTGCAGTACTTGCATTAACATTATCAAAATCTGGCAAATTTTTATCCCAATCAACTTTATGTACACCTGGTTCAAAATCAATAATATTTAATTTTCTACACCATTTCCAAAATATTTGTTCAGTTGGTGTGAATCTTTCTCCAATATTATAAAAATCTGTATTACTATTAATTCTACTTTCATGTAATGTAGAATCATAATTAGCAACATAATTCCTTAAAGATTCTACTAATTGCTCAGAAAATTCTACTGGCGTATCAACATTTGGATCATCTGTATAAAATGGAGCATGACCTTCATCTGATTTTGGTATAAAATCTAATATACTTTCCTTATCCCTTGCTGATGATGTTCTAGTTGTTTGTTGAGGTATATTTAACAATGCAAATTTTGTGAAATTAATTTTATAATCGTCACTATAATTTGCTAAATTTAAATCATGACTAGCCGAGGGAAACGCATAAAAAGACGTTCCTTTAACTTTCATTTGTTTATAAAGTGGTGTTCCCATATTATCTATCTGACTATTTTTTATTATATATAAAAAAATGGCTTTCACATTTAATATATATTTGTATGGAAAATAGATTTATTGAATACATTAACGAATTTCACACACCTTGGATAGAATCTCTACCTGATGGTACATCAAAATTCAAACTGCTTAGGTTTTTAGAATTTTTAGCTAAGGGTATTAATGAAGAATTAAAGTTTGGATTAAGACAATTCCGCAAACCAAATGGTAGGTTTGGTGCACATTACATAAAATCATTAGGTGTAGGATCATTTGGTACAGCATTTGATCTTAAATCTGAAAGAGTATTAAAAATTACAGGAGATTCTAGTGAGGCATTATATGCTCATAAAATTATTAAGTATGGTAACAAATTTAAAAACCTAGTAAAATATTATAAAGTTGTTAATTTAGAAGGAGCAAAATCTGATGATGGATTATATGTTTTAGTTATGGAAAAAGT